GCGGTTGCTGTAGCGGTTGAATTAGTGCCGCCGTTTGCAATTGGTAGTGTTCCAGTAACACCCGTAGTTAAAGGCAATCCTGTGGCATTTGTCAAAGTGCCAGAAGATGGCGTTCCCAGTGCGCCGCCGTTTACCACAAAAGCGCCAGCAGAACCAACCGCCACGCCCAAAGCAGTTACAACGCCTGTTCCGGTTGTAATTGTTGATGGCGCTACTCCAGCCCCACCGCCAATCACTAGAGCGTTAGCAGCTAAAACACCAGATGATGCCCAAGTGGTTGCGCTAGAGAAATAAACAATGCCGCCAGATGTTCCTGCAACCGTTAGTGCTGGCGTTGTTGTTGCGGTTGCAACTGAAATTATTCCACCAGTAAAACCTACCGATGTGACCGTGCCTGTTGTTGGTGTTGCCCATGATGGCAAACCTGAAGCCAAAGTCAAAACCTGACCGTTTGCGCCAGCCGCAAGCATGGCGGTAATGCCAGCCGCGCTTTGGTATGGCAACGAACCAGCAGCGCCACCAGCTAAGTTAGTGGCGGTTGTTGCCAGCGTAGCGGTTGCCGCATTACCAGTGGTATTTTGGTTAAAGGTAGGAAAAACAAATGTGCCAGTGGAAAAATCACCCGATTGTGGCGTTCCCAAAATAGGGGTTACCAAAGTTGGGCTTGTGGCAAACACCAGTGATCCAGTGCCTGTTTCATCAGTTACCGCCGCCAGCAAATTGGCGCTAGATGGCGTTGCAAGCCAAGTTGCCACCCCAGTACCCAAGCCAGTGATTGACCCAACTGCGGGGGTAATCGTGGTGTTTCCAGCCAGTGTTAGTTGCCCTTGGGCATTGACTGTGAATGTTCCGACTTGGGTTGCTGATCCATAAGCAGCGGCTGTAACAGCAGTGTTTGTAATGCTGAAAACAGTGCCTGTTAATGTCAGGCCAGTGCCAGCGGTGTAAATTGCTGAAATCGTAAAATTTGACCAATTGATTGCGGTTACGCCAAGTGTGCCACCGGGCTGTGCCGTGGAATACCAAGCCGAATTAGCTTGCGTTCCTGAAACAATAAATATAATTGCGCCAACGTACTCATCCCATGTATCCGCGCCAATGCTTCGTGTCCAAGCACCAGATGAAACAAGATAAATGCCATTGTCTGCCGCATTGGTTTGGTTTTTCACCAAAACCGTGTTACCAGCCAACAATGAAACAGTGTCAACTGTTTGCAATCCTGACAAACTTGCAATATTGACAGTTGATGCAGCATTTGCGGGTTGTTTCCAGCTTAACCCAGCAGCAAAATAATCCACATATTGCTTGTTTACAAGGTCAGTTGCCCCCACGGGCGCAGCCGCCACTGTGCCTGAAGTAAAAGCCGCCGTGGATGGGGTTGTTGCCCCAATTGTGGTGCTGTTTATTGTGCTGTTTGTGATGTTCAAACCAGATTGGTTTGGATCAATGCTGGCGTAAAACGGCGTTCCTGCTGGCCCAATCAGCGTGATCAGGTCAAATGTTGGGGCTGGTTGGAAAATGCCCTGTACAGGAACAATATTTGTCGTTGATGTAACGGCGGCTGCGTTGGACATTCCAACCCCCTTTTAACCAGCTTGTGCGGCTGTGATGTAAAGTGTATTTGTGCTGGAACTGATAGCTTTAATGTAGAAAGGCGCTTTGGGGGCAGCAATCAACAAAGGAAAATTCATGGCTGCTGGCAACACAAATGAACCGCTATTGCCAGTGGATGCCACTGTGGGGGTTGTTACGGTGCTGGAATTTGAAAATTCAACCGCAGCAACGCCAGAACCTGTGTTTATCAATGAAACATAGTTGGTTTGATCGTTTGTAGTGGCTTCAATCAACAGCGCAGTACTGGCTGAAGTTGTCAAATTTAGGGCGTATGTGCGTCCACTTGGGCGCATTACAGAAGTGTTGACCATTTTGAGTTCCTCAAAAGTTTGATGAATTATAGGCTTGCAAATAGAAAAAGCCACCCCTTTTGAGAGTGGCTTCTTCTTATTTTATACAGTTTTTAGCTGTAGTTACTGAAGTCGTAACCATAAACGTAAACGTCCATAGTTGCCGCTGCGCCTTGTGCTGTTCCTACATTTAAGTATAGGTTTTGCGCTGTTTGTGCAGCAGTAGACGCAACCGTGCGCTGCGATACAACTGTAGAAGCAGACAATCCTGATAGAGCAGCATTTGCCACAATACCAGTACCGCCTGCGCTGGGTGCTGTAAACAGACCCGCAGCAGCAGTTGACAAAGATATTGACGCATTTGTGAAAACTACGTTGCTAACTGAATAGCTTGAAGTGTTGTTGATTGCCAAAGTTGCTTGGTCACCCGTTGAATTGACATTAACACCAATTGCGACAGCCAAAAGGCGAATCGCTTGGTTTGTTGCCAAATTACTTGGGTGAATTGTTTGGGTAGTTGCTGGGCCGGGATTTGCCATGATATGTTTTCCTTAAAATGGTTAATTAAGCTGCGACACGGCAGGCAAGTTCAGGGTAGAGCGGGGCCCAGCCGTACAGAACATCAACGCGAGTCGGGATCGAATCGTTGTTGATAGTGTACTGACGAACCACACGCATTGACAGACCCAATTCCTTATCGCTTGCGCGACCAGCAAAGTGAACGCCATCAGGCAATTCCAAATCGGCACAAGCCAAAGTGAACGCATTTTTGTGCATCACGATGTTCTGTGGAGAAACAGTGCCGGTGTTGTTGAATGGGGTCACAACAGCAGTGGCGCTGGTGGTTGCCAAGTTTACGTTCTGGAACTGACCAGCAGTGATCACAGCAGGGCTAACGGTCACAGAAGTTGTGCCAGAAGTTGCTACGGTCACAGGGGCAGTCACCACAAAGTTACGCAAACGGTTGCTGCCGTAGGCTTGACGGTTCTGTGGGTTGACAGCGAAAACGCCAGCAATCGTAATCACATCACCTTGTTTCAGGCTAGCGGTTGCTGTGGTTGCGGTCAGTGCAATAGTGGAAGTGGATGCGTAGCCAGTGGTCAAGAAACCAGTTGCTGTGGTGGTAGCGCAAGCCAAAGTAGCGGTTGAATAAGAACCGAATGTTTGCGCTACAACGTTTTGATCCATCTTCCAGTTCATGCCTGCTGAGTCACGACCCATCATGCCCTTGCTGTATTGAGCCGAAATCTTGTCTGAGGGAACAAACAGACCTTTCAAGCTGTCAACAATGGTTGCGCCTGTGAACGGCTCAACGATACATGAACGGCGACCATCGCGGGGTGCGCCCTCGCTGTCAAGATACGCGCCTGCGGTCAGGTAGGTGATCAAGCCAGTTGGGGGTGTACCAGCAGTGCCAACAATGTTAGCAGTGTTGTTTTTTGCCATTGTCAGACCGTCAAAGTCAATCTTGTTGGCAATAGCGGCGACAGCGGGTTTCAACACACGGTCAGAGAACATATCCAAAGACAAAGCCAAGTCTTGGCTTGTGAATTGGGTGTCAACGTGGAACTGTGTAGAAAGGGTCACAGGCACTGAAGTCTCGTTGAAATCTTCAACGTTCAAAGCAGGGCCAGTTGTGCCAATAAAACGACCGGGTTTACGGACGTTCAGAGTAGCACCGATCTTTGCGCCAGTAACGGCGAATTGATCGTCATAGTTGCGCTCGACTTCGCTGGAGAAAGTCAATTCGTTTTCCAAGACCATCAACGCTTCGTTGGTGATCATGCTGATGGTTAGCAGATTATTTGCCATTTTGTTTCCTAAAATAGAATGGGTTTAGCGAATCTTTCCAGCCAATCTTGCTGCTCTCCAAGCCTGATATGAACCATGAAATTGACCATCACTGGTCAGGTTCACATCACGCCCGTTGGCTGCTGATCTGATTGGATTGATAGGCGCGGGTGCTTTACTTTTCCCAACAACAGACTTTGTTTGCGGTTCAGTCTTTTCATACTGCCCCTCCAATTTCCCAATTGCTTTCAAGGCGGCGGTCAAGGTCATGCCTTGCAGCTTTACAGCAAAATCAGGATTTTCAGCAAGGTGATACAAAATGCGTGGGCCAACCTCAGATTCAAAGATCGCATCCCGCACTTCGTTACTTACCGTAACGTCTGTGGAATTGATCATGTCATCAAAGTCTGGCATTTCAGCTTTAGCTGCCTTTACCCGTTGACCCCAAGTGTCAATTAACTTGGCGTGTTCGGCGGCAACTTTAGCCTGCACTTCCTTTTGCTTTTCTTCCGTCAATCGCTGCTCAACACGATAGTCTGTCAACGCCTTAGCGTATTCATACATATCGCTGAACTGCTCTGGCAATGGTTCTGTTTCAGCTACTGGTTCAGCTTTGGGCTGAATTTTGGCCTCCAAGTCCCTTACCTTTGTTTCCAAATCTTCCCTAGCTTGGCGTTCCCTACGGGCTTCTTCCCGTGCTGATTCGCGTTGCTTGGTTATTTCTGAAAACCGTCTTTCCAGCTTAGGATTTTGTTTTCGATCCTCTGTTGCTGTCGCTTCGTTCTCTACCTCAGTCGGTTCACTCTGTCCTTCATCAACCTCTTGCGGCTCTGTCTTATCGACAGCCTCGCTTGGGGATGGATCAGCTAAACCCATTCGTTTGGCATTAAATTCAGCTAAATTTTCACTTGTCACCACATTGGCGGCAAGTCGTTCTGCTACTTCTGACATTGAGTTTCCTCAAAGAATTCACCCAGTTGACCCAACTGGTAAGGTTTTGCGGTTTTTACCACGAAATTAGTTTGCTGTCAATTACTGCATAGGTTGTTCAAATGACTGCTGCATTGGCGGCTGCATCGGTTCTTGCATTGGCTGCGGCTGCATTGGTTGCTGCATCTGTTGCGGGTTAACCAATGGGTTTGCACCGTGCGAAATATCCTGTGCAGCAGCCAACGCAAACTGTTGCTGTTCAGCATTCAGCCTTTCAATTTCTGCTACCAGCTGATCAGTTGGCATTCTTGCGATAAGCATTTTGACCAGCGCATCAATTTCAGTCTTGTTTTGGCTAGTAATTGAACGGGTGTTTTGGTCATTGACCTTAACTTCTGCCATTGTTTCGGTGTTGTGCGCCCGTGCGGTAACGTCCATGAGTTTGCGCTTGTTAGCGCCTTCCTCGCGGATTTGGGCAACCTGACCACGGTTGTTAATCTCCAGCATGGCGGCTTGCAATTGCTGCTGCATTTCCTGCACTTGTTTCTGTGCTTGCGCTAACCGCATTTGAACTTTAGGCGGTATATCTGATTTCTCATCAATATTAGCCATCGGGTTCATGGCGGCAAGGCGGTCAGCAATAACGTCCGCACCGGGGAAGTCCATGTTCCTAAACACCAAATCACCAGCAATATTGAACAATTGCTCATTGCCTGTAAGCAGGGGCATCATTGCCTCAACTGCCTGCTGGCGCTTGCTTTGGAAGCCCGGCCCTGTGTCCATCACCACATCATATTCGCCAACGGTCACATCATTCAGCACCTCGTTGACTTCGTTCTTTTCGTTGATCGTGGTCATGTCAGGCTGACCATCTGAACCAATAATTCGCATTACCCGCTGCGTGTCGTATATTTTAGGTATCAAGTCCAGCAGGATTTTGCCTGTATGCCGAATGGATCGGGTCATGTTGTCATAGAAGTGGAAATTGCTTAAATCCACCTGATTCTGTTGACCCGCCAAGGCTTTGCCCGAAATGTTGCCACTTGGCAGCTGGTTGGGATCAACAATTCCCAGCACCATCTGCAAGTCTGCCGAAATAGCGGCGGCGGCTTCCATGATGCCAAGTGGAGGCGCTTCGGGCTGTAGTCGGGTTGGCGCTGGGGCTGGTACGCCCTCAATGTCTTTTTGCTTGTAACGTAGGACGGGGCTTGACTTAATATTAGCCATCGCCCATTCGTTTTCGTGTCCCTCATCTTGGCCCTCTGCCAGCAGCCATTTAGCCTTTGGAGCAAGCGCAACCGATTCGGTCATGCTGGTGCGCCAGAAGTTATACATCCGCTGTGGGTCTTTGGCAAACCGCACCAAGCCATATTTCTTGCGCTTGTCATCCACAATGACCTGTGCGCCATAGCAAGGCACAACAGGAATGTATTTACCCGCCCATGTTTTTTCTTCCAAGATTTCTAGGGCGGTCATCTTGCACCATTTCACCGCTTTACGAAAGCTCTCGCGCTCATCCACCACAGTCAAGCCAGCGGCTTCAAGACGCTCAAAGAACCTTTCGGAATCAGCAAATTGGCGTGTGCCATCACTCAGCAAATACAGCTTGGCGCGTTCACGCTCAATGTGAAAGAATTCAGCAATCCTGATGTCTTCTTTAGTGATCCAGCTTGCGGTGTCATCTCCGGTTGATCGCTGGGTAAAGTTAGCGCCATCATCAGCATTTGGGTAGTATTCGCGGAAAATCTTTTTGTCTAGCACCGTAGTGATCAAGCAGCGTTCAGCGTCTGACCCATCAGGCATTATGGAATTTGGGTCAAAATACACGGTGAACGGGTTGTCAATCGTGTCGATGTAGATTTCCTGATCAAAGGAATCCTCGCTTGTGTAGCGGGTATTGATCCTCCAATAGCCCCAGCCCATCCGCACGGCGTAGTCAAAGGCAGTGTCGTAGGCGGTGTCAGCGTTGGAATTCACCTCAATGTGACGGGTCATGCCCTCAATCACTTGGGCAATTTTGTAATCAGCCAAGTTATTTACAGGATGCACTTTGATGCGTGGGCGCTGCATCCGCTGCTGGTTGGTCACCTGACGGATGTAAGAGTCGATTTTGTTGATGGTCAGGCAGGGTCTGGCTTCCACATTCCTGCTGTTCTGTATCTCTACAGGCCATTGATCACCGGCTGCAAATTTGATGTCTTGCAATGCTTCAGCGCGATTGCTTGAGTCTGCGTCATTGACCAGCCGCCAAAACTCTATGGCTTTGTTGATTCTTGTGTCTTTGCCTGATGCGTCTTGGTAAGCCATATTTGCCCCTTTGTGGGATTATCCCATCCAACCGCTAGGCATTGCAACTTGTGCTTTTGCTTTGCGCTTGGGGGTGTCTTGAATCATCAGGGCAATGTAGCGAAATGCGTCAGCCCCGTGCGAATAGTGGTCATGTAGCGGGTTGCGGCTGAACTGCCCTGTGGCTGGGTCAACCTCATATCGATAGTGGCGCAGGCAATTGATCCCTTCCGCTGCGTGTTCCCGGTCAAACCAGCAGCTGGGGAATATTGTCCTTGCGGCGTTGATTGAGTCAATGATTGGCACTTTAGGCAGAATGCGGGTCTTGTAGCCTGCCGCCCTCACAATGTCATCAATTGACCGACCAGCTGCCGCCAGCGTCTGGTTCTCAGCGTCATGCGGCAACCAAACCGTTTCATACATATAACCAAAGGTCTGCATGGTTGCCAAGTAATGGGTCATGGTCTTTTGGCTGTCCTCAATATAGCGGATTAGGCGGGTTTCCATGCCTACAAACTGCAAGAACCAGATCGATGTGCTGTCAGACCAACCGAGGTCAAAAATGGCATGGACGGGCTTTGTAGCGTCATAGGCCACACGGGTTAGCCTGCCCTCAACTTCTGCCTGTTGCAGTTCCTTGGCAAAGATAGCCCCATCTACCGATTGGCGGCACATGCCTTCCCAAACTTGGTTATGGGCTTCAAGGTCGCGGTTCTTCAGTGCATCCTTTTCCAGCCTCAAGGTTTCGGGAAACCAAGGGTTATCCGACCAGTTGATCTTGATAAGTATGCAGTTCTCAGGAGGGTTGAGCACGAACCGTTGATAGGTTTCGTCTGTTTCCAACTCAGGGTTAAACGAAATCCATATCTCGCTGCCCTGTTTCCGGATGGTGGGGATTAGGATGTTCCAGCTTGGTCGGCTGGTGGTCTGCGCTTCCTCTACCCAGCAAATGTCAACGCCCTCAAAGGATTTGATGTTGGCAATGTTGTTCTTCAGGCCAGCAAAGGCAAACTCTGTGCCATTCCTGCCCCTAATGCTGTTTTGGGTGATTTCATAGAAACCCAGCAAGCCAAGGGTTTCGATTTGGTCACACAATAACTTGTGAACTGAATCCTTGATGCTGGTCTGAAACTCTCGCGCACACAAGATGCGTAGCGGGTCTTTAGCGCCCTTGATCAGTAGCGCCCTAGCTATGCCCCAAGACTTTGCCCCACCCCTGCCGCCGTAGCATACTTTGTAGCGTGATGGCTTGAACAAGCCTTGCAGCTTGATCGGAAACTGAGCTTTGGCAATTGCAGTGGCGACATCACTCATTGGGCTTCACAAATGTCACCTGAATGCCTGTGAGCAATGGCGCACCATCTGCACCTGTGATTTCTTGCTTGGTGCTTTCCCGGTACTTCTTAGGAAACCTTGCAGCCATTGACCGTGACCACAGCGTGGCATTCAATCGGTCACTTTCTTTGTTCTCTACCATGTAAGAAGATGCCTGTTCTTCCCACCATGCTTGCTCATAAGTCTTAGCGTCATCCAAGGCATGCAAAAATTCTTGGTGTGCATCACGCCATGAATACATTGTTCTTAGTGACACATCCAGTATTGCCGCAATTTGTTCAACAGACTTACCAATACGCCCTAGTTCTACGACCTTGGCGCAATATGCGGGGTCATACAGGGTTGGGCGACCTACTGGGCGCTTTTCTAAGACGGGGATTGAGTCAGTCATTTCTTTTTAGGCGTGGCTTTTTTGGCCTTTGCAGCTTCATTCTTGACCGAATAGCCAATAGCGACAGCCTGCTTAACAGGCTTGCCAGCTTCTATTTCAGCCTTGATGTTAGCTTTCAGCGCCTTGGGGGTCATTGACTTGATTAGCGGCATCTTTGCTCTCCAATTGGTTTAGCCAATACTGGCAGTCTTGGATCGCCCCGCTAATCGCATGGAGGTTGATTTCCATTTGTTTAGCTTGCGCCTGAAGTTGTTCCACACGCTTGTTTATAACTTCTGGAGTCATACTTGGGCAACGTGAATTGTTGCAAAATTAATGGTCAATGCTTCGGACAATGATCCAGTACTTGCATTAGTGATGCCAATAGTGAATGACCCAGCCGCCACTGCCACAACAGAAACCAAGTAAGTTCCTGCCGTTGCTGCACCGCTTGCAATTGCAATTACGGGAATGTCATACGCAGAAATTGCGCTGTTTGTCACCACAAAAGCCACTTCAGCAGCAGCCGCTAACGCTGCATTGTTGGTCACAATTTGACCAACTGATGCGTTAATGGTCACACCTGTTGACTTGCTGGTGGCTTGGGTCACAGTTGCGGGTGCAACCGTTGACGAACCCGTGTTATACCCGATTTGGCCTGATGTGGCGGCGGCGTAAAGAGTGGCTGACCCTTTAAGGTCTTGGTCTTGATATGCTGCGCCTATTGCTATTGAGTTTGCCATAATATGTTCCTTTAACAGTTCCAGTTTTTAAGGGATGCCTTGGCTCGCTCCGCTGGGCCTTTGGCGTTTTTTACTACCCCCTCCATCCTAGCGCAAAAACTGGCCTTGCGCCCAGCATCTGCCTTGTTTTTTGGATTGGGGGCAGGCGGCTTCAAATTGCTGTTGTTTTTAGCGTTGTATTCGGCACGGCCCTTAGCAGTCATCCCAGCGCCCTTTTCCACTGGGTTGTAGGTTTTACCCTTACCCGTAGTGGTGTGGGCAATGGGCTTGTCGTGCTTTTTCATTTTTTGGCAGTTTTGGCAGATTGCTTAAATGCCGCCGCAGTAGGTGCGCCCTTTGCGCCCGGTGTTCTCATGCGTTCAGGCTTCTTACCCGCAGCTTTTTGCGCTTCAATGCGCTCTTGCTTTGCGTGAATGTTTGCGTATAGTCCAGCTTTTGCCATCATGTCTCCAGTACCGCA